CGCTTGGTGTAATCCGTCGGCAGCGCCAACGGAGAGACCTGCCGCTCCGTGCCGATGGCAAACATCATGTCGTCATCCGCATCAGCCACCCACGTCACGTTATTCCAAATGGATTTGACTCCCGGCGTATAGCCGCCGGCGCTGCCGTCCATCCGCCACTCGATATAATTCGCGCCATCGATCGTCCAAGTCCCCCCGATCACCATGTGATAGACGGTCGGCGCCGCCGATAAGGCCGGAGCGGGAATGGGAAAGGTGAATCGGATCGTCGCCGCCGTCGCCGGAAGTTTCGCGACATCCAACACGTGCGACGAGGCCAGGACAGATCCAGGCACTCCTGCGTTGTTGTCATACAGTATGCAAATCAAGTACCCGGTCGGCGAGCCCACGCGCCGAAGTTTGGCCTCGGCGAACACAACCGGCCCTGAGTCGCTCAACGTAAACCCCTGGCCGATCCACGCATTCGTGACCGCCGAGCGCACAGCCTGGGAGGCATCCTCGCCGCTCCCGTACGACGTATCGATGGCCCACACCGGCGCCTTATGGAGCATCACGCCGGTGGTGTTGTCTTCCTTGGCCACTGCATACACCTCGTACCAGGTGCTGACCTCCTCCGTTCCCGCGTCGAGCCCTCCCACCCCTGTGAGCGCAAGGTTCGCCGTCTTCCCGGTCCATTCGCCATTGTCGTTGCGGAGCACCGTCCCATCGTCCATGATGATCGCATCACAGGTCGTCAGCTCGACTTTACTCGCGGCGTCGTTGGCATCCCGATCGGTCTGCAGCACCAGCCCTTGATGCGTGCTGCGCATCACGCGCAGCCCCTCAAACATCGACTTGGTGATGCCGAGGCTCATCCGATAGGTCACGCCGGCTGTGTTTTTCAGATTGCCCGTCGTGCCATCCTGACCACGCACCACCGTAAGCACGTCGCCCACTCGATTGGTGACCAACACAATCTCTCTGAATGGATCGTCTGCCGGATGGGCGTAGGTCGTGGCATCCCACCAGGTCAGCGGATAGCGATAGCCGCCGGTTGTGGCAGGCAGTTTCGAGCCGTGCCCGGTCTGCAATGTCACGGACGTCGCCGAGGCGTTGTAGGTGCCGCTCACCGTGACCAAACCAAAATTAACAATCGGTGTTGCCATGCCTCACCATTCGATCACCACGCGCCCGTTCGATCCCGGCGACCCGGCGCTGTTGTTGAATCCGAGCCCGCCTACTCCATAATTCGATGCCCCACCCACCGTCGTCACATTCCCGATCACGCCGATGCCGTCGCGACCGGCTGGAAACGTCTTGGCATATTGCAAGCGCGCATTCGCGGCGCCGCCCAGTCCGCCTTCTCCGCCGTTCGCCTGCCCCACGCGAAAGCCCCCGCTGCGCTCCACCCACGAGGCAATCCCGTTCCCCCCGTTCCCCCCGACGGCATCCGTAAAACTCTCGAATCGATATTGCCCGGCCCCTCCCGCGCCTGCCGCGCCGACCCAAAACGTCAGTATTTCTCCGGGCGTGACCGACATGACCGTGATGCTCAACGCGCCCGATCCCCCTCTCGCCCCATCGGCGGTATTGATGCCGCCGTAGCCCGGCCATTCGCTCTTGGCGCCGCCGCCCCCACCGGCGCCGCCGCCGTAGCAGGACACCTGCACCTCCGTCACGCCGACCGGCACCTGCCACGATCCAGCCCCCGGCGTAATGGACGCAAACGCGTTGACGTACACCGCCGACGGCGGCAGCACGGCCACCGACCCTTTGCGCACCACATCGAGCCACAGCTCCTGCGCACGGCGAATCAGCGAGGCTTGGTTGAGTTCGAGATTCGACACGAGGAACAGCCCGCTCTCTTCCTGCAGCTGCAAACGCTGCACGACCCAGGTCCCGCTGATCCCCAGGTGATCCAGCGTCACATTCACAAACTGCCCGGCTGTATACCCGTATTGCCGCGTCCGGATCGAGATCGATCGCCGTAGACTGCCGCTCAACCCCAAACCGATCTTGTTGTAGGCCTGCGCCAGCCTGGTCAGTTCCGCCGCATCGTTGGAGGAGGGATGCGTCACCTCGACATGCTCGTTGTAGATCCCGCCCGTATGCTCCACGGTGTACCGCTCCACGATCTGCTCGTGGTTGCTGCGTTTCAGCTCGACTTTGAGCGCCGTCTGCCCTTCGACCGCCGGCGTCCCATTGACCGTGGTCGTCTGTTGATTGCGATAGGTTTCCCGGTCGAAACTGATCGAGCACTCTTCGATATTCTGCGCCGTCAACGGCGTGCCCGACGTCGCCACGCTCGTGCTGATGAAATGCATCTTTTTCTGATAATCGATATAGAACAGCGCCCCGACCGCCGTGGCCACTTCCGAGAGGAATTCGAAGATCGACACCCAGTTGGCATCCGCCACCGGAATCGTCGTTGAGACATCGACCGTCCCGACCGTCACGCCGTCGGCCAACAATTCGCTGTCGGCCAACGTCCTGGCAATCTGCCCGATGGTCATGTTCGTAAAGGTCCGTTTGATCTTTTGTCTGAAGAGCAAATACGAGTGATCCGTGCAGGAGCAGGACACGACGGTGAACCGCTCCGACGGCTCCGAGACCAGCTGCACGCGGTCAATTGCCCCGGCAAAGACCAGCTGCTGAAAATAGAGAATGCGCACCGGCTGACCGATCGCGGGAATCACCTCCATCGTCGGCAGCTCAAACTGCGCTTCTCCCTGCCGCCCGAGCTGCACATCGATCCGCAAGGAATTGATGCGAATTCCGAGCGCCGCGCCATCCAGCTCGACCGTAAAAGGCGTCGCGACCGGCGTCGGTGTAGGGGTCGGCAATGGAGCTGGCGCGAGCCCGGCTCCGGCCACCCCGGCCAACGTCGACTCGGCAAACGGAGCTCCCGCCAACGTCATAGCGCCACCCCGCGCACACGCATCACCGACGGCATCGCGTCGAACACCGAGCGCGCGATTTGTCGCCCGTCCAATTCCACCACCACCGTCGTCGGCCCGCCGCCGCTCCCGCCGCCCATCGCCTCCCGCATAAACGCGGCCCCGCGTTTATTGAGCGGAATGACCGCCTCGCTGCTCCCCGCTTCGCCGATGAGCCCCATCGTGGGGCCCGTGGCGATGCCGCCGTCGGCAAAGGCGAAGGCCATGAGCGAGCCGATCGCCGCTCCGATGATCGCCACCCCGGCCAGAATGGCCACTCCATACGGGATGCCGAAGATGGTCGATGAGGCGGCGGCCGCAATGGACGAGAGGAAGACCATCAGCGCCTCCCCGATCGCCGCGAAAAACGGCAGAATCGTGGCGGTAAAAAATCCCGTAATCGCGCCGGTCAAGACACCAAAGGTCCCGATCAACGCGGCCGAGGCGCCCTCCCAAATGCCCACCACGCCCAGGGCCGTCGCCGCCTCACCGGCCAAAATCATCCCATCCTGTGCGGCCCACATAGCGACTTGAATGCCCTTTTGCGTGACGAGTTGAATGCCGAGATTGATGAACGACGACAAGGCCGTATTGGCAATCGAATCAATCGTGGCCTTCCAGTCGTTCCCGTGCATGATCTGCGTCGCGAGCGCCTGCGACATGGTGCCCGCTACACTGGTCCAGACACTCATCGTGGTGTTGGCGATTTGCATCGAGGTGCTGCCCATGTTGTGCGCGAGCTCTCGAAACACCTGCCACGTCCCCTGCGCGGCCACGCGCGCCGGCGCCGTCATGCGCTTATCGAGCATGCGCATGTGATCGCCGATCTCTTCCACCATGTCCGGCACTTCCGACCCGCCGACCACTTCGTACCGCAACTTTTTGAAGATGTTCAGCACGCCGTCGGCAAACTTTTGCACCGGCGCGACGACCGCCATCAGTTTGTCCGACAGCCACTGCTTGACGCCCTCCACGAGGCTCGTCACCGTCTCGACCACCGATTTCTTGAGCGTGGTAAAATTCGCCGCGATGGCGCCGATCCCGGCGACCAGCGCCGTCACGATCGCCCCGCCGACCAATAGCGGCCCAAACCCTGCCGCCACCAGCGTCATGAAAGCCCCGATGGTCGCAATGATCGGCCCGGCGGCGGCAAACGCCCCCGTGAAAATCAAGACTGTCTTTTTGGTGCCATCATCCAGCCCCTGCCACCAGCGGTTGAAGGCCCCGAGTGTCTGCGTGAGCATGTCGATGACTTCACGCAACGGGCCGGAAAACGTAGAGGCAATCGTCCGGCTGAATCCAGCCATGGCCTGGCCCAGATCGTCGAATTTATCGTCCAGCTGTTGCGCCGAGGCGAGCGTCTTGTCGCCAAAAATCAGACCAAGTTCTTGCGCTTGCTTACCGGCCGTCTGAAACCCATCCCTCACATCGCCCAGAATCGGGACAAGGCTGAGCCCCGCCTTCCCGAAGACTGCCTGTAATTGCGTATTGCGGACGAGCGGATCTTCGATCTTGGCGATCGCGCCGGCCAGCGTGAGAAAGATTTGCTCCGGATTCTTCCCTTTCAGCTGATCGATACTGACGCCGATATGGTCGAGTTTCGCCAGAGCCTTGGGATCACCGCCGAACGCCTGCGTGGTCAACGTCGAGAGCTTCTTGAACCCAGGCAGCAGATCTTCGGCCTTCATGCCGACACGGTTGAGGGCGAAATTCCACGTTTGGATCGTCTGCTGCGAGACGCCCATTTTGTCGGAGAGCATGCCGACTTGTTCCGCAAACGAGCCGAACTCTTTGGACGCCGCGACTCCCATGGCCCCCAGCGCCGTCGCCGTCGCCGTGAGCTTGCCGCCGATCTCCACCAGGCCCATGCCCATGGTCGAGAGACCGGATTGCGCGTCATCGAGATGCTTCGAGACGCCCTTGGCCGATCCGACAAACCCGTCGATGGAGCGCTGCGCCTCATCCATCCCCTTCACCAGAGGATTCGCATCGGCGACCAGTTCGAGGGCGATCCGATTGGCCATTACTGCCCCGTCACCTTCTGGGCCTGTTGGTAGGCCTCGAAATTCTGACGGAGGATCTGCGCGGTCTGCTCCGCGCTGCCACGTCCCACTGTGTCGTCCCGCAGTCCCTTCGGCATGAAATCCTCAGGTTGAAACGGCTTCTGATTCTTCTTTCTATTCACGTTGGCGATCATCGAGGCGATGATCCCGGCTCGCCAAAAGTCGGCCGGTGGGCCGAACGGTTCGATCGTGCTGTACGCCTGCCATTCCGCGAACGTCCTGGCGGACATTCGTCTCAGCAGCCTGTCCGGGTTCGGCTCCCCCAAACTCAGGGCAAGACGATAGGCGAATCGCCGCTCTGGGCTGCGTCGGAGTTTTTTACGAGCTCGGCGTTCTCCTGCTCATGCATGCCGGAGAGCCGATTGGCGACCGTCGCCAACCGCTCCAACGCCGCCGCGCTCTTGCCGCCCAGCCGCTCGATATCGGTCTCGGTAAAGATCGGCTGCCGCTGCCGATTGACGATCGTGCGCACGAGCAGCTTGGCGAGCGCATTCTCCATCCGCACCCGTCGGCTCGACCCTTTGATTTCCAACAGCGAGGCCTGATAGGCGTTCTTCCCGGCGGCCGTGAGGCCGCAGACCAGCACCTTCCGATTCTTCCATTCAGGAACGATGACTTCCTCGACGGGAATATCATCCATTCCAAAAATCTCATCCTTCGAAAGCAACTCGTCGCCGTTCACCATCACATCACCTCACGAACTCGAAACGTCTTCAATTACCCGAGCCGGATCGCCCCCAGCTTCATCGTGGTGGCGCTGGCCTGCACATACAGAAATCCGTCGCTCTGTTTCCAGCCGGACGTTTGATCGATCTTGAAGGCCGCGATCCCGCCGGCCGCGACGGTGTAGGTGGCGATGTCGCCTGTCCGATTCTGCGCATCGGGTGCACTCGTCAGTGTGACGGTTCCTGAGACGCCGGCCGTGTTCTGCACCAGGACGAGCAGCGGCCCATCCAGCAAAATCTGATTCAAATTCGAGGTATCAGCCGCCGCCATCGTCACATCAAGTGCCAACGCCGCCACCGGCAGCGAGGGATACGGCCCGAGGGGTGTGGTTTTCGTAAGGGTTGTCCGTGCCATCGTCTACTCCTCCTCGTTAAAATACATGCATAACCAATCGTGTCGGTTCGTTAACTGAAGGTGACCTGGCCGGTCAGCCGGATCGACACTTTTGCGGTAATGGAGTCGTCGGTCGGAAAATCCAAATTGAACGTCTTCACGTACCCGGTGAATGAGATGGTCTGCACGTTACCCGGCAACACGAGCTGCCAATTCCGCTTGGTGCGTCCGGTGAAATCGTTGCGCAGGCCTAAATGCACCGCATCCGTCGGGACATAATTGATGTCGAACTCGATACTCCCGGCATCGATGAGCGTGAGGATGAATTCCCGATAGGCCCCGCTGGCCGCCGAGCTGTGCGTGGTGACTTCGGCTTCGTCCGTCTCCGTGCTCGGCCCGCTGATCGAGCGGACTTCCGGCACGGTAGTAAATGTCTCCGGTGCGCCGCCGTCGCCACGCTCATTACGGCGATCGCCGGCTTCGTCGGCGCCGTTCTCGCCGCCCGTCACTGACCCACCCCGAAAGGACCCCTCATGCCCCAGACCATGTTCGGGCGGAAGGCGCGCGCGCTCATCGTGTTCCTCGCGTGCCTCGTCGCCGTTCTCACGCTCGTGATCCTCAAGCTCCTGCCCGTCGAAGCGATGGTGCCCACCCTCGGCTCGCTCGCGGCGATCGCGTCGGCGTACGTGCTCGGCGTCGCGCATGAGGACGCCGCGCAGAAGGCGAGCGGAACGCAGCCAGCGCCTC